CGGGAATATTCACCACCTGTTCGGGCCGGAGCTTCACCTGCTCATACCGTTGTTTCCCGCCAAACTCATCCAGGTAGCGGGTGTAGGTGTAGACAAGCTGTCCATCCTTGTCCCGGCTGACATCCATCCTGTCCGGCAGTAACGGATACAGCCATTTCACCCTGCCATAACCATCCCGGATAATCTGGGCGTAGGCATTGCCGTATAAAAGCAAATGTCCCATGAGAGTCTCCCGGAAGATGAAGCTGGTCATCTCTGGGTTCGGCTCGTCATGGAGCAAGGGGGACAGCGGATGGTCTGGGACCATCTCTTTG